CCGCTGGATTTCTCGAGCGTGGAAATCGCTGGCGGCGTGCTGACCATCAACGCCATCGACAACTCGCTGGCGGCGCGGATCAAGAGCATGAAGGGCCAGAAGTGGCAGTTCCCGGTGTCGCAGTTTGAGACTTCCAGTGTCATGATTGAGCGCATGTCGTTTGCCAACTGTGCCAAGTACGACCTGCCCAACCCGTCCAATGCAGCTGGCATTGTCGATGCCCGCCTTGACAATTCGGCATCCACCATCATCTCTACCGAGTACGTCGAGCCATCGGACGCATCGAGCGGCTACGACGGCACATCAGAACAACGTCACTTCGCCTCCATTAAGGGCTATGGTGTGACGCTCAATATCTCGGTCCAGGCCACCGTCCGCTGTTATCTGAATCCTCACTACGGAGCTGTTCCTTTTCCGGAAGATGAGATTGCAGAAATGGTCCTCGGCTATTGGGATGGCACACTGAGCATTCCAGGGTTTGTGAGAGCTGCGGCATTATTCGATAACGATATTTCAAGGAAGCGCATCAACGGCGTTGTGCATAACTTGTGGGTGGGCAAACAAAGCCACATGAATTATACCACGCTGGACGATCTCAAGGTTGCTGCAGCGGCTAACGGTGTTGTGGCAGGCACGTTCGGAGTCGTTGGAGCATCAAAATATCCCAACGAATCCTATTGGACGGACAATCTCGTGTATGAGTACACTGGGTTCGGTGCATGGATTTCCATGGGACCTCCGGCTCTGTACTACAAAGACCGCTTCTCAAGTGCGTCCTATGAACTCACGGGGCTGGTACCTGACCAGCATTATCCGATGCTGTATCTCACCCACGGGATGATCTATTCTGACGCTACTATGACGATGACTTGGACTGATCCTGCGCGTCATAGCTACTCATACAACGGCATACGTCCATTACACCTGCTCAGTGCAATCATTAACAGCATTTCGCCGGGTGCTACTGTTAGCATTTCCGATGACCCTGCTGGTCTGCTTGGCAAGACATTCATCTTCCCCGCAGAGTCTTTGCGCAAGATGACAGGTGCGAATGTGTATACCACATTCCAACAGTTTGCCGAGTGGATGGAGGCCGTATTCGGCTACACCTACCGCATTGTCGGAAACGAGGTGCAGTTTGTTCACCGCTCCGAGGTGTTTAGCGATGGCTATACCAAAGTCATAGAAAATTACCGCGATGTGAAGTACAGCATCAATGATGGTCTTATTTACACTGAGGTAGATGCTGGGTATCCCAAGAAGGAATACGGCGAAATTAACGGTCGTTTGGAGAAGAACTTCACCAACTACTATGCCACCGGGTTCAATGCTACCGACAAGAAACTATCGCTCATTAGCAAGTACAGGTCTGACGCTTACGGAATCGAGTTCACGTTGCGAAAAGGCGAGAAGTCGGGCGACACTACTGATGACAAGAATGATGAGGACGTGTTCTTCGCAAGCGCTGTTGAAGAAGGCGGGACACTGAAGTATGCGATCGGCGACAATAATGCCTATGCGCCTGATGTGTGTGCCGCCAACAATGCAGGTTTTATAGCTGCTATGGGCAACGGCAAGGCCGTGACGCTCACCATGACCAGTAGCGACGGCAACAACGTGCTGTCGAACATCCAAATCCACGCAGGCACAGCGCTGTTCACCGCCGGGGAACTGGAGTTCACCACCGACGACATGCTGCTTCCAACTGAATGGAACGGCCTCATCCAGGTGGACCACAAAGGCTACCGGTACACAGGCTTCATCAGTAAGGCCGAGGCCAGTGTGGCGCGACAGGGAGGCATGGAGTATACATTGATCGTTAAAGAAATCACAGCACTATGATATTATCACCGTTCACACCGATTTTCTTTGAGCCGCGCAAGGGCGACAACGGCGTGCCGAGCCACTATGTGCAGACATGGGGGCCTAACGACAGGATACATATCCAGCTCATCGGTACCTCTGGCGAGACACCGCCCGAGACAGTGGTCTTCGACCGCTGCACTGGAGAGGAACTGTACACCATCGAGTGGAGCACTTGGGACATGAACGGCACCGACCTGCTGTGTTTCGCCGACATCATGGGACTGACCGACGGCTATTACCATATCATCATGGATGGTATCGGCACCAGTGAACCATTCAGGGTGACCAGCAACGAGACAGAACTCAACCAGACGACGCTCATCCAGTACAGCAACCGCGACAACCGCCAGCGTGACGACGCGGTGTTCATCATCGACAATATGCCCAACTTCTTCGACTTCCGCGTGCCTGGCGGCTTCAAGGACAGCGGATGGCAGTTCGGCATCGAGAACGAGCAGTTTGTCACCGACGAGGCCGACATCGTGGAACTCTTCGGTATAGAGAGTACCGCAAAAACGCTGACCATGGGCGAGGGTGACGGCGTTCCAATCTGGTTCGGTGAGTTGCTCAACCGCCTGCTCACATGCAACTATGTCTATTTCGACGGCGTTCGCTACGCGAGAAAGGAATCGAACGTCCCTGAGGTCAACGCCACCGACGAACTGCTGAACTCGTTCATCATCACCCAGGTCGTCCAGAAGGTGGCCAGGCTCAACCCGAGCATTGAGACCAGCAACCACATCGCCATGCGCCGCCTCGACAGCGACTACTACCGCAGCGCACTCATCGAAAATGAGAATATTAACCGATTAATCATATAAGAATATGACTACTGAAGAGAAACAAGAGATCATCAATGACGTGCTTTCTGCCATCCGCACGAACAGCAAGGCAATCACTCAGCTCACGCCCGTCACGGAGATGAGCGATGATGACTATATCGAACTGAGCGGCGGGCGCAGGGTGGCTTATCCCGTCCTGATGGCCATTCTCGACACCTATGTCACCGCTGAGGCGATGAGAGACGCCATGCTCGGCACGGCAGACCTTGACAGCAACCAGGTGCTCGACTGGAAGCAGTCGCCAATCGTCTTTCTCGAGTCGATGGGTGCCGACTATGACGACATCGACGGCGGTACACTCGGATTCAACCCCAACGACTCGGCTGTCCCTGTTGGTGTTGTCTACTACAGCCCGCACAGCGGATTCCAGATATTCGAGAAGTCGGGCGAGTCTACTTTCTTGGGTTATCTCGCCAAGACAGGAGTGTGCTACGTCAACAAGAACACGCGCCGCTTCTACATGTGGAACGGCAGCGACATGGCGGAAATCGGCAACAACAAGAGCATGAAGGTGGTGATTGACGACATGAACTGCTCAGACCTCAACGACATCGCCTATGAGCAGGTGGTATACATGCCGCTGACGAAGAAGCTCGTCGTTAAGGTCGGCACCCGCAAGTGGTGGAGCTGGACACCGAACACCGACCAGCTGTACTGCGACAAGGTCAACAACACCACGTTGAGGTGGGAACCGTCCAGCGAGAGTTTCGTCACCATCGGCGGCGGTGGCGGCATGTCGAAGGCGGTATATGACGCCATCAAGAACAACATCGAGGCTATCCGCACGAACTTCAACAGCCTGTCGGAGCAACTTGCCAACCTCGCATTTAAAGGAGCCAACCCGCAACTGAGTGTCGATGCCTTCACTTGGCCCTCACAGGGGGGCGGTGGTGGAGATGACACGCCTGTAGTTGTCGTTCCTGAGCTCACGTCACCCACCAATGGCGCGACGGTGAACATCGGTGTCAACACTGGCAACGGCATCACCAAGAACATCACCATCCAGGGCAGCAACTTGACCAAGCCGCTCACCATCGGCGTGACTGGAACTGGTTTCACGGTAACGCCAAACTCAGTTTCTGCCGCAAACGCCAACTACGGCACCACTGTCGCTGTGACCTACAACGGCAGCAACCCGGGTACCGCAACAGGCACATTGTCCATCAGCAGCACCGAGATTGGCACTGTACAGGTTATCCTCACCGCCAGCTATCAGGAGCAGGGCGGTGGCGAAGAGCCCACACCTTCGGAGATCACATTCACCAAGCCGAAAATCAAGCTCAATGCCGCTATAGCCAGCACGAGCAGCGGTGGAAACATCGTGCTTGATGAGTCCAGCGAAAGGACGCAGCATGTGTGCTGTACGGAGTTTGTGAAACTCACAGGAAGTTGGTATAAGGTGGTTATCCACCATGATTTTGACCAAACCAATTCTGAAGGTGCGTTATATTGCAGGATCCTTTGTAAGTACAAGAATACATCGAACAACCAAACGGCTTACACGGCGGCAGGCGTCGCAAACATCCGCAACTCAAACAATTACTATGAGAAGGATTTGAGCGGTAAGTCCATCACAATATATCGTGAGAGCGAACGATTGGACAACAGCATGAGTTCGGGCTCATATGAAGTGCTGGAAATCGCCTTTGGTGTCCGTAAGAGCTCAGGCGACAGCGTGCCTGGTGCGGCAACGAGAGCACTGCTTTACGCCAGTGCCGATGACACCAATCCGCAGGTGATTTTCGCTGGTAACGATTCATCCACCTACACGTTGGTTTCATGAGTGCCATAGAGTCAAATATCAGTGCCAACCAGTTCGTCTCGCAAGCGAACAGCGCCATCGAAGGACTGAACATCAGCACCGACGACAGCTCGGCAGATGTCATCGACGCGCTCAATGAGGCGTTTGACGGTGTCGAGGGGAGGCGTGTCATCACCAACAAGTACGCTGGCGGCTTCATCGAGGACGTGAACTACAACATCGACCTGATGGGCAGCGGCGGCGAGGAGCCTGTCGTGCCTGAGACGTTCGACCTGCCCGACAAGCCGAGGCTGCTGTTTATGGGTAACTCGTACACGCTTGATGCGATCATGTACCTTCCGTTCATCCTCAAGGCGCACGGAATCGATGCCATCGTCGGCATCACATTCCGCCACGGCAAGACTGTCAAGTGGTATTTGGATAACTGGGAAAGTAACAACGACAGCTCGTGTTACCTGTATGTGTGCGACAACTCCAAGATTGACTTGAATACGGGCTTGCCGCAATGGCATGACTTCGGCACGGCATGGGACTCCGCAGCCAAGGAGTGGAAATTTGACAACCCCAAGGCGGCTGTCACCGCAACAAACGCCACCGCAACCGGGACAAGCGACGGAGAGAGGAAGATCGACCTTAATGGCCATTGGGACCTGATCAGTATCCAGTCGTTTGGCATCGAGTCCTATTCAACCACAACAAGCAACAGTACGCCGCTCGAAGATACCTATCACCTTCTCGTTGCGGCTATCGTTGAGGCACTCCAAACTTCTGACTTCCACCTCGGTTTCACGCTTCCTACGCATGGAATCGCGCTTGGAACTCCACGCGGAATCATGACCAGGACAAGCAATTTCGTGGCCGGGAACAACGAGAACCGAAACCGCAAGTACATCGATGTGGTGTTCCCGTCGGGTACCGGCATCTTCAATGCCCGCACTCACTCCGAGATGCGGTCGCTCATCTCCGCCGCCCCCGTGCAGCTATCTACAAACTTCCCTGGGCGTAAGCTCTATGGTGACTTGATTGGCCATAGCAACGAGGGTATGGCTTGCTATATTGCCGCGCTGGCTGTCGCAGAGACGCTGTTCCGCAAGGTGATCGGATGGACCGTGAACCAAATCAACGGCAACGAGATATTACCCGCTGTCAATGGCGTGTACCCGAGCAACACCGACTGGGAGAACTGGTCGAAGAACGCGAAGGTGCGAAACCCCAACGGCCAAGACACCATCTTCGGTCTCGATGGTGCTGGTGGTACTCTCGTGCCTAACGGCATCATCGGAGCAGTCAGCCGCCAGTGGGCGACATGGTTTGCCACCAAGGCAGCCGACAACCCGTACAACCTCGTGGCAACCCGCATCGACGGAGGCAGCACCAACGTCTCCGTGACCATCGAGGCGACACACTGCCATGCGGTCGTTGGCGCGGTGAGACAACCTGATAAGGAACCAGGAATCAACCCGCCTGAAAGCAGCTATCCGTACTATCCAACCAACTCGGTGTGGATATGGATTATCCCCGACGAAGGATATGCCATTGATGAGGCTTGGTGGACGACGCTGTGGAGACGATCCGAGGGCAGCGAGAATGAGTTCAAGGTCAATTTCTCGACTGAGGGGAACAACCGCAAGTTGCTCTTCCAGAACATGAACGACGATATATTCATCTATGCAACAGCAACACCCATCTGATATGGAAACGCAGAAAAAAGAAATAGTCATCCCCCATGTCCAGGGGAACGTGCTCACGCTGAGCATCCCGCTTGATGTCACCAGGGTAAGTGTCGTGAACGGGAAGCCTGAGAAGGTGAAGGTGCCGTATGTGCCCGTCAATCCCGTGACGGTCATCCTTACCTGTGGCAACTACACCGTCAAGAAGGCGGCAGTGATGGACGAGAGTGTCACCAACCTTACCCACGTCCAATTTGGTGAGGAGTTGAAGTGTGGTGTGTACTCGATCACTGTCCGCACCAAGGGCGCTCACAACGAGCCCATGCGCTTTAAGCAGCGCTCAGTCGTTGAGGTGTTCGACACGACAAGAGAGGCGGGTATCGCTCCTGGAGTCGAGTTTGACTCCGATTCATGGATTCTTGAAGCGGCTGTTTACTTCGGCGGCATCAGTATCTCTCCCGAGGAGACCGACCCGCAATTCGCTAACTCCCCTGCCGCTGGCATCACGGCAGAGGACATCGCCCGCTGGAACGCTGGCGGCTCAGGCGGCAGCGGCTACCAAGTGGCCTACGCAGACGGTGTGCTGACCTTCGTTGGCTCGCACCTGCCAACTTACAACAACGGAGTATTAACATTATAACGATATGGCAACACAAGAGACTATAAAACAATTAAATGTCGGTGACGTTCTTCGTGACGTTGAGGATGTGACCGCAAGGGGGTTAATCTCATCCTTGCAGGCTGCGTTGGATGCACTGACCAGCGGTGACACGACCACGGCGATTGAGTCATTCAACGAGATTGTCGCTTTCTTGGAGAACGTGAGCGATAGTTCTACCTTGCAGGGCATCATCGCAGGGCTGAACACTTCTATCGCCACCAAGTACACCAAGCCATCGACTGGCATCCCAGCAACCGACCTTGCCCAAGCGGTGCAGACTATCCTCAACTCGGTGGCAAACAAGGTCGAAGCGGTCGCTGGCAAGGGGCTATCGACCAACGACTTCACGACTACGCTCAAGAAAAAGCTGGATGACCTACCAACTGCTGATGAACTTAAAGAAGAGCTTGCCGACAAGGTCAAGTCCGTGACCATCAACGGACAGACCAAGACTCCAGACCAATTAACTGGAGATGTGGATTTGGGAACAGTGCAAGGTGAAAATGGGAAAAGTGCCTATGAAGTGGCAGTTGAAAATGGGTTTGTTGGTACACCATCAGAATGGCTTGCTTCACTTATTGGTAATTGTGCCATCACTGGTGATGGAAGTAATATTGTTTCATTAATTGTAAACAACTTGACTACTGGTGGTGCTGGTAATATTTTATCAGCAGAAATGGGCAAGCAATTAGGGGAACAAATCCTTGCAGGAAGCGGCACGTTTGCGCAAGCCTATGCCAAGTCAAAGGGTGTTAGCTATTCTTTCCCTTGGATGTTGGTTGATGAAGATGAGAATGGTAATGAGGTAAGTAAGATGATATGGCACGTTGGCAACCGCAAATTTGTCGATGCCGTAGGTTCTTCAATTAGTGGCAAGCGTGAGGGTATTACCATTAAGTCTGATGGAAATGGAGTATTGAAGCTTATGGGTGGCGGCTATGAAGCAAAGGTAAACACAACATTCCCAGAAACAACAATCATTGGAAATCCTGCCGAGTTGCCTTTTTCTACTGGAGAAACAACATTTGACTTTGATGATATTGTCAATGCGTTTATTGACGCTAACCAAGAACTATATGCTACTGCCGTTGCTTATAATGGAAGTGACACCACTTTACAAAACATTTATAATGCTATCAAAAATTATGATGGTAAGACTCTTTCAACTTCGTTTAGTTTTTACGGGCAACCTAATTGTGAAATTATTGATGTTGTCGTTGACGATGAAGATGAAAATAAAGCAACGTATGCGGACATAGACTTTGGTGGTGTTGTGATTAAAGGTCAAACCATATATAGAGGCAGACAAGACCATGAGGGTCGTATTTCTGTTTTCTATCCACAGGGCAATACAATAGGCAATCAATTAATAAGAAACTTAAAAAGGCTTAATGTTGATGGCAAAGCTGTTGAGCTGTTTAGGAATTGCTCTAATTTAAAAAGTGTCGAATTAATTGGTAAATGCACATCATCACTTGATTTGGTAAGAAGTGCATCGTTTGGTGCTTTAAGGATAGAGGAGCTTGACTTATCTAACTTTGAATTTAAGAGTTCTTGCCCTACTCTTAGATTATTATGGGATTCAAATAATAAAGAGTATATTACAAAAATCGACTTACGAACATTTGACACGTCAAATGTTACATCGTTTAATGATATTTTCAGAACATGTCCTAATCTAAAAACGATTATTATTGGTAATTTCAGTAATGAAAACGTAACTACGTTAGGTAATTTCCACACGTCAATCCATATTTCTGGGGATGGTAAAGTTAGTAGTTGTACACTTGTATGCACTACTGACACACCACCGGCATTGAACACCGATTACGATTGGATTGCTGGTCATTTTAGCTTTATCAAAGTTCCAAATAAGACGATTGAGGTTGAGGGGGTAGAAAAGACTGTGCTTGAATTGTACCAAGAAGCAACTGGTTGGTCAACATATAAAGACATTATGTCAACTTACGAAGAGGGAGAATACTAATATGAACCAGTTTGGCTTATATATTCAAACTATAGGAGGTAAGGATATCCTAAAGTTTAATGGTAGGGTCATAGACTCTGTGGTCGTTTCAGTTGATGGGTCTAAAGGCTTACTTATCAATGGCAATAACCTAGACCTAAACGGATTGACTTTGGCTTGTTCTTCAAAGCAAGCCAAACTAATTGCTGATGGAGATTCAGTTTATTTTGGTGATGTTAACCTCTTGGATAAACTTGAATGTGTCGACATAACGCTTGAAAATTATAATTCTCTAAAGGTTGGAGAACCAGTTGCGGGCTATAAGCGTTTCAATAAAGACACCATTTATAACATCGTTCAAGATGTTGCAAATGCGACAACAATTCAGTACACAATAGCCAACAATGTCATTATATTTTCAAGCGGTAATGTGACAGCACCAAAAACAGACTTTTTAGTGTTTAATAGCGTGAGTGGGGATTTACAAGACAACACGCTTGATAACACTAAGACTATGCTCGATGTTAATTGTCCGTTTGTAAACGTAAGATACTTTGAGTCGATAATTTCTGCGAACCAAGCAATCAATATCACATACTATGTTGATGATAGGTATATGTCCTCGTTAAAGCATGGTAGTCTAGATAAGACATTTACTGTGATTATTGAAACCGAAAGTGGGCAAGTTGCCAAAAAGACAACGTATGCTGGTGAGTTTACATTAGCCACACCTACATTCACAACAAATGGAGAAACTTGGTTTAGTATCAAGTGTATTGATTCTGATGGTATTGGTAGTGTTGTACAATACTATGATGTGCTTGTGCGTAGTACCCCGGTGGAGAACTTTTACACCATGCAGCAATCAGACCTGACAACCTACGGAATCACGCTGAATAATAATGACCAATATTTGTCCTACGATAACAAGATAGGGTTAAGTAACCTATTTGCCGCTGTCAAGGATGGAAGCCACAACGGAACAAGTTATAACGGCATTGTGATGTTGGAGGGTTTGTATTGGATCAACTACCACAAAAACCTCAGCGAGAACGGAGGCTATGACTTCGGAACACAAAGATATTTTGAGGTTGGTGTAACTGATGTTGTAACCATTGAAGATGGCGAAGAAGTAGTAACGCATTACATTTCTACTGTTAATGAAATAACCGAATCGGCAGTTAAGTCGGTATTCCCTACTCTTGGTGACATAAGTTACAAGACTGGGGCAATGACAAATTACACATCAAAAGTGCCTACTGTTGGTAGTAAGATTTCTTTATCTGAGGGAACACATTACATGGTTTATAACACCGCCCATAACGGAGGTGATTATGTTGTTGTTCCTAGTGATTTTACTGTTGACATGAATGGTGCTACATTCAAGGCGATCCCATCCACGGACGTTTTCAACGGCTATTTGGTAAACATGGAGTCGTGCTTTGATTCCCACCTTAAAAACGGCAAGCTGGTCGGCAATTATGAAAACTACGACTTTTACAATTCGTTGATCAGGACAGGTGTTGCTATTGCTGGCGAAGCATTGGCTTTGTTGCGCATCCAATCCTGCCGGTATTGTTCATTGGAAAACATGGAGTTCTCGTATTCTATGGGTTATGCCGGCGGCTGGGGAGGCGGCTATGGAAGTTACGGCCAATCTCCAGTTGTCAACGATGATGTTGATGGAAAGCGTGTCAATATTACCAATGGAGAAGTCATTAGTGCCGATGATATGGTTGTCATCAGCAAGCAAAACTCAAAGAGTCCAGCAAATTTTGATGTTGAAGGCTTTAATGAGATCTGCTTGGGAAGATGGGGCTATGGTGGTTATGGTATGGGTAAACAACGTGAAATATTTTATTCGTTCTATGACTCCAATGGTAATTACATAAAGACCATCAAGAGCAAGTTGTACAGCATTTGCAAAGTGCCTTCAAGTGCGGTTTCAGTGAAAATTACCGGCTATGGCACATCTGATAAGTGGCCTGTTAGCACAAACAATGGTGGATTGTCATTGTTCCGTAACCCGGAGGTTTCAAAGTCACTTGATGTGATTGATTGTACTTGGCATGACACAAGGACTTGCGCCATTAACCCTACATTGGTGCATGGGTTGAAATATAAGAATTGTTTCTTTACCAACGTAGCCACATATATGACTGGAGAACAGGCAGTCACAACGATGCTGGGTGACTTTGAGGATGGATGGCAATGGTTGACTAAGGTCTTGTTTGATGGTTGCAGGTGCGTTAAGGGAAGCGGTACTACCATGCTGTACATCCACTATTGCCGTGGTTTGGATTTCAAGAATTGCGACAACATCTACCTATACAATAGCGGAGGCATTGAAAGTGGTTTTGTTGAGGATAGTAATTTCAGTTATTTCAACATTGCGATGAATTACAAGAGCTTCAATCCTAACGTCATTTACCGCAGGAATGAAATAGGTACTCTTGGTATTTCATACAATGGGGACACATCAAACAGCTTGAATGTCGGAACTATTGACAGGAATGTGGCAATGATCGACACTACTATCCACAAGAAGTGTCTTTATAAAAACTTGCTATTGTTTGGTGACTCGATAAACGGTCTTGACGATTTAACACAATAAGTTATGAATATTAATTTCAACGGATTAATAACAATGGCCCTTTTGGTGGGTGTTGCCGCAGTAGTGGTAATCCTCGCTATCATGCTCGACCTCGCCAGCGGCTTGCGCAAGGCTAAACTGAGGGGTGAGGCTCGCAGGTCGTATGCCTATGAGCGCACCACCACGAAGCTGATGCGTAACGGCTCGCTGGTGCTTATAATGGCGATGATTGACCTTTTGCTCTTTTTCGGCCACTTGTGGGAAATTATAGGCCTAAGCCTGCTATGCAACGTGCCAGTGATAACCTTCATCGCAGCGGCATGGATGTGCTTCGTTCAAGCGGAGAGTATCCGTGAGAAGGCCGAGGACAAGGCCGAGCGCAAGAGTGCCGAGACGCTGAGACAAATTGCCGAGGTGGTTACCACCGAGCAGTTACAGGCATTGTTGAATAAGATTCAAGAAAAGTCTTTGGGGGAGAAAGATTCTTAGGAATTTGGTATTCTCCCTCAGGGTATTATTATTAACCATAAATTTTTACGACAATGGCAAAAGAAAACAAACCTACAGTTACTGACGTCATTGATGACCTCCTTAATGGCCTCAATGATTTGAAGAATGATGTGGACGGTGACGGTAAGGTGACTATTGATGATGTCGCCGCCCTCATCGACAAAACCCTTCACGGGGACGATGAGCAAGAGGAGGAGTTTGACGGCCAAGTCACCGTCAACGGTGTCACATTCAAGATGGTTGCCGTTGACGGAGGGACCAAGACTCTCGGCTCCTCAAACAAAGAGACAGGGAGAGGGACAAATGAAAACCTGCATCTTGTGACGGTTTCCGATTACATGATTGGCGAAACGCCGGTCACACAAGCGTTATGGGTGGCAGTGATGGGTGTTAACCCCAGCAAGTTCATTGGCGACCTCAACCGACCTGTTGAGCGCGTTTCCTGGAACGATTGCCAAGCATTCATCAACAAACTGAACGAGCTGACCGGCCGTCAGTTCCGCTTGCCCACCGAGGCTGAGTGGGAGTTTGCAGCCCGTGGCGGCAACTTGAGCCAAGGATTTCCATTCCCTGGTGTTGCTGCGCCGACGGATGGCGACCCAAAGGAATACATTTGGTACGTTACCAACAGCGAGAGCAAAACCCAGCCTGTCTGCCTGAAGCGACCAAACGAGCTTGGCTTGTATGACATGGGTGGCAACGTCTTCGAGTGGTGCAATGACTGGTATCAGAACCCGTACCCTTCTGAGCATCAGACCGACCCGACAGGCCCTGCAACTGGAACATGGCGCGTTTATAGAGGTGGAGCATACCAGCGTCCGGTCAAGGAGTGCCGTTGCGCATTCCGCTACATGGGCGCACCGACATTTAAGGCCGACTATGTTGGCCTGAGGCTGGCTTTATGACAAGGATTGAGAAATACGGCACATTCTGCCGCTCATGGGAGGGCGGCTGGTCTAACCACCCCAACGACAAGGGCGGCACCACGATGAAGGGCGTGACCTATGCTACGTTCTGTGACTTTAGAAAGGTAAAGGGCTTGCAGAAGCCAACGCTCCTTGACCTAAAGAACATCAGTGACAAGGAATGGAATGCTATTCTTCGCTGGCACACCTGGGACAAAGCACACCTTGACCAAATCAATGACGAGTGGGTAGCTTACCTGCTTGCTGACTGCGTGTGGATGAGCGGTGCTGGTTACTTGAAGCGTGTGCAGAGCGCGCTTGGGCTGAAACCAGACGGAATCATCGGACCAAAGAGCATCGCAAAAATCAACTCGATGGACGGTTCTATTCTGTTCACGGCATTGTGGAACCAGCGTGAGGCGCACTTCAGGAAGATCGGTGTCGGAAGTAATGCCGATTTCTTGAAGGGTTGGCTTCGTAGGCTGAATTGTGTGCATCACGGGTTTCTATTGTGCAACGGCGGCAAGAGGCTTGAGTGATATGGGCAAGTTTAACAAAGGTGCGTTTGGTGAGCTGGTAGGCCGCGTCGTTTGCGTCTTTGCCATGCTCGCCATCGCCATTTTAATACTTTCATTGATATGAGCAAGAAAACAACATTTGCATTAACGCTATTCGCCATGTTTTGGTTTGTTGTTGGCGGCTTAGCGGCTTTTTCATGGCGAAGGGTATCTACGAGTCCGCTTATCGAAAGTGTCACAAGCGACACGACAACGACGATTGACACCATCTCTGACATTGCCCCAGCCCCGAAGGACAGTACGCCAGTCAAGACGGTCGTGCGGTGGCTCCCGATGGCAAATCCCAAAGCGTCGGGCAGCGCCCATGAGGAGAGTGTTGATCATCTCTATTCGGTAAGCGAAGACACCGTTACTCAGTGGCAGTTGTTCGGTAATTCCGAACACCCGCAAGATTCGGCACTTGTGGAAATACCCATTACATCCAAGCACTATTCATCTGATGAATATGATGCATGGGTAAGCGGGTTTGAGCCTTCCCTGGACTCCATCAAGGTATATAATGAGACGCAGCTCATCACCGAGACGATAACGAGATTTGAGCCTCCCAATAAATGGGGGCTGGACATTGTCGGAGGTGTGGACTACGGCATCACGTCAAAGAAATTGCTTCCCTATGCCGGCGGTGAGTTGACGCTAAACAAGCACAATCGACTGCAGGTCGGTGTCGAGGTCGGCATCAAGAAAAATGAAGTGACAAAGGACTTTGAGCCTTATGCTGGCGCAAAGTTGAGGGTTAAGATACATTAGTTTTTTAGTTGAACAAATTATCGGGGTAAAATAGGAGTTAACATTGTTGTGGTAGTGCCGTTGTGAAACGGTGCTACTTTTTTGAACTTTTGCCTCGGTTATGAGTAATAAGAGCGGGCGTCCTGTGATGATGAAAAGTGATGATGAGGGACGCTTGTTCGGGCGTATCCATGACGGATGCGCCCATTATTTAACGGGTTGAAATTCAGCGAAAAAAGTTTGAAAAAATAGTGATTTTTTTGCGAAAAAATTTGGTGGGGTGTAAAATCGTCCCGAAATTTGTAATGTAAACGATGAGGGTTTACAAAGGTAAAGCAGACCGCCTAAAGTGAAAGCAAAACAATCAAAACCAAGGTCCTATGGAAGTGCGATTTTCAATTAGGATTTGGAAATTAAAGCTAACGATAATCGTTAAGATTTAATTCCAAGGGGGGGTCCAAGAGAGATGCGGGACTCCCCCGCTTGGTTTTGATTGCCTTGCAAAGTTATGCTATTTCAATGAACTGGCAAAATTTGGAGCGGGGGAACCACCCGCCCGCTCCGTAAGTCAAACCAATATTGAACCGTTCTAAAGAAGTACAGCCGAATATTGATTCCGCAAAGATAGGCATTATTTCGGATTCTCCAAAATTTCACCCCTCAAATTATCGCATACGAGCCGCACAGCGTCACTCGCCTGCCTGGGGGTTACACTGATATAGCTGTAGAGGGAAGTGCTCACCTTGTCCACCCTGTGGCCCAGGATGTAGTCCACGACGCTCTCTCCCACCCCGAGCTGGAAGGCGTGCTGCGCGAACGACTTGCGCGCGCTATAATATATAAGGTGCTTGACTCCCGCGATCTCGGCGAGCTGTCCCATGTAGCAGTCGAAGACGCTGTGGAGCCTCGAGTCGTTTTTCTTCCCTCCGAAGAAAAGGCGGCCGTCATGACCCTTGTACCTCTCGATGATCGGCTTGGCCTCGTCGGGGATGGTGAACTCGACATACTTGTTCATCTTCGGCCTGTTCCTGGTCTTCATGCGCTCGTAGCGGATGGTGTCCACGCACTCGTCGAAGTCCACCGCAAGCAGGTCAACGATGTTGATGCCGCCGAGGTAGTAGGACAGCATGAAGCAGTCGCGGCAGATCCGCACGTTCTTCCTCTTGCTCTCCGCATCGCGTATGCGCCTCACGTCATCCACCGTGAGCCATGACTGCCTGACCTCGGGATGCGGAAGCTCGAAGCCCGAGAACGGGTCCGATGCTGGCACGGCATAGCCGCAGCGCCTGGCGAAGTTGATGAGCTGGTTGAGGAACACGAGCCGGTCGCGCCTGGTGTTGGCCGAGTAGCCCTTGTCGAGCATGAACCTGTGGAACCCGACGACGGTCAGGTGGTTGACGCGCTCCATCATGAAGTTGTCACCGGCATAAGCCATCAGGCACTTGAAATGACCTGTGTATGCAGCCCTTGACCCTGTCGAGATGTTGGCCATGTCCATGTACCTGGTAAACACGTCGGCAATGCTCTTGTGCCGGTCCAGGTCCGAGTTGGTGAGCAGGTACACCAGTTCCGAGCATGTCAGCCCGTCGGTGTACTCAAGCTCATCGATGGCGTTCTGGATTTTCTGCACCTGCTGGCGCAGCTTGGTGTTGAGGTACGACGCGTCACCCCTACCAACCACGATGCCGTGCTTGAACTCGCGGGCGCTGTCTATGATGACATTGGTGGGGATGTAGCGTGTCTGCCCGTTGTGGGCGACGGAGATGCGGACCTTGTGCCGTCCGTCCTTGAGTGCCTTGGTTGGCACGATGACAGTTCTTAAAGTAGCCATAATTTTCGACAATAAAACGGTAATAAATCTGATGTTTTCGACAATTTTCCGACAATAGCAGCGGCTCACTGGTGGGCCGTTTTCGGTTATTATTACCACCTAAGTACCGAAATGTTCAGCGGTTTAGCGTTTTATGGCAGGAAATCCGCCGATAGTACGGAAATTTTTCAATAATCAATATAAAAGAGGCAGAAAAAACATAGTTGGGTGTATTAATTGAGGTATAAAGCATAGTTTTATTGAAAATGATAATGCATTTCTCGTGGTGTCAATAGCACAATT